TATGAGGGCATCGTCACCGTCAAGGCGACCATCAAGGAACACGGTGAGCGCGAGGGCGTCAAGCAGACCAAGATTGCCCGCCCGGCATAATCAGGCTATGATGGCATCCTATTCATGAGAGGGGTGCCATCATATGACAATGGGCAGACCGCCGATGCCGTTCAACGAAAACGCGGCAGACCAAATCTTGGAGGCCATCTCGGAAGGGATTGGCCTCGTTACGTTCCTGAAGTCGCGGCCCGACATGCCGTCGTATCCGACCGTGATGCGATGGGTTCGGGATAACCCTGACTTCGCTGCAAATTACACGCGTGCGCGGGAAGACATGGCCGACCATGATGCCGATAAAATTGCGGACGTGGCCGAGGCTGTTGCGGCTGGAAAGATGGACCCGCAGGCGGCCCGCGTGGCCATCGACGCGTACAAGTGGAGCGCTGGCAAGCGTCGGCCCAAGCGGTACGGCGACAAGCTGGAAATCGAGCAGACTGCGAGCGTTGCTGTGACGCACACGCTGGACGTCAGCAACCTGTCACTGGAAGAGCTGGACGTGCTGGAGAAGGCCTTGGGCAAATGAGTAAGACCTGTGTGATCACCGACGTGCATGGCCGCTTGGGTGACCTGCAGCGCCTTCTGGCGCAGGTGCCTGCCGGTGCCAAGCTGATCTTCCTCGGCGACTACATCGACCGTGGCACGCAGTCCTGCGAGGTGGTGGAACTGGTGCGTTCGCTGCAGGCCGATGGCGCTGTTTGCCTGCGCGGCAACCACGAGGACATGATGTGCAACCCCGACACGATGGGCGGCACATGGATGGCCAATGGTGGCAGCGCCACGGTGGAGAGCTACAAAGACCCTCTGACTGGCGAGATCAACGCCGGTCTGATGGAAGAGCATGCGACGTGGTTCGAGAGCCTGCCGACCGTCCACAGCGATCAGCACCGCGTCTATGTGCATGCTGGCGTCCACATTGGCCACGACCTCGAAGACCAGCCTGAGGCGATCACCCAATGGTTCCGCTACCCAGCTGGTGCAGACGTAGGCTATCGGGGCAAGCACGTCGTACACGGCCACACGCCGGGTATCGTCCGGCTGGCCAACAGGACGTGTCTTGATGGCGGGCGCAACCTCACCTGCGGCGTGTTCGATGACGACGTGGCGGGCGGTCCTGTGGAGCTGCTGTGGGCCTGATCAAGCTTCCCCGCCCGGTCGACAGGGCCGGGACGCTCAAAGCTATCGAAAAGCGCAAGTGCGAGATGTCGCTGTCCGAGTTCGTGAAGGCCGCGTGGCACATCATCGAACCCGGACAGCCATATGTCCACGGCTGGCACATCGACTTCATCTGCGCGCATCTGGAGGCCGTCACCGATGGCATCCTGAACGACGACGGCACGTTCTACAACCGCCTGCTGGTCAACATCCCGCCGGGCACCATGAAGTCGCTGCTGATCGGCGTCTTCTGGCCTGCGTGGGAATGGGGGCCGCGCAACATGCCGCACATGCGCTATGTCTGCGCCTCGCACAGCCTCGACCTCGCCATCCGCGACAGCCTCCGCATGCGGCGACTGGTCACCGACGAGTGGTACCAGAGCCACTGGGGCGACCGCGTCCAGATCACCGGCGACCAGAACGCCAAAGCCAAGTTCGAGACCACGGCCACGGGCTTCCGGCAGGCCTGTGCCTTCACGGGCATCACGGGCTATCGCGGCGACCGCGTGATCGTCGACGACCCGCACAGCGTGGATGACGCAAACTCGGACGCCAAGCGCGAGACCGTCACCAACCTGTTCAAGGAGGCTGTGACCAGCCGTCTGAACAACCCTGACCGCTCGGCCATCGTGGTGGTCATGCAGCGCCTGCACGAGGCTGACGTGTCCGGCGTCATCCTCGACAACGACATGGGCTACGACCACATCATGCTGCCCATGCGGTTCGACCCGAACCGGGCTTGCGTGACGCGGCTGGGCTATGCCGACCCGCGCGAGATCGACGGGGAACTGCTGTTCGAGGATCGCTTCCCCCTGCACGTCGTGGAGCGCGACGAGGCTGCGATGGGGCCGTATGCGACTGCCGGTCAGTACGCCCAAAGCCCAGAGCCACGGGGCGGCGGGATCGTCAAGGACAGCTGGTGGAAGCTCTGGGATAAGCCGGAGTACCCCGGCATCGAATACATCGTGGCCAGCCTCGACACGGCCTACACGACCAAGTCCGAGAACGACCCAAGCGCCCTCACCATCTGGGGCGTGTTCAGCGCCTCAGGAGAGCAGGCATCGACCCGTATGGTGGATCGGTATGGCCGGACCATCGACAGCGCTTCAGCGGTCCAATCCGAGGCTCTGGGGGCCACCGCCAAGGTCATGCTGATGTACGCGTGGCAGGCCAAGCTGGAGATCGGCGAACTGGTCGAGAAGGTCGAGAGCATCTGCACCCGGATGAAGGTCGACCTGCTGCTGATCGAAAACAAGGCCGCCGGTCACAGCGTGGCGCAGGAATTGCGTCGTACGTTCAACCATGCCAGCTTCGCCGTCCAGATGTACGATCCCAAGACGCTCGACAAGGTGGCGCGGCTGTACAGCATCCAGCACATCTTCAGCGAGGGCATGGTCTATGCCCCGAACAAGGACTGGGCCGAGATGGTGATCCGGCAGACGTCCAGCTTCCCGCGTGGGGCGCATGACGATCTTGTCGACACTGTTTCAATGGGCTTGAAACACTTGCGAGATGTTGGTATGCTCACAAGAGCGCCGGAGAGGATGGCCGAAATCGAAGACAGCAAGGTCTTCCACGGCAACAGTCAGGGCGTTCCGCTTTACAACGTATGAGGGATACATGAACAAGAAGTTGAGCGCCGTTGCCGAGCCGGGCGGCGACGGTATGTGGTGCATCACCGTTACCGAAGACGACAACGGAAAACAGCATTTTATGATCATCGACGCGCCGACCGAAAAGGACGCCGTGTTCAAAGCAATGGAGCAAGTCAATGGAAAGTGAAGTCGCTAAGAACATCGCCAAGGTCTTGGGCAGCATGGTCAACGACGACCAGATCAGCCCGCCTGAGGTGATTGTGGGCGCAGCGCGCGGGGCCATCGCGTTCTGGATGGGCTGCGCTCAGGATGGCATGCGCGCAGAGGCGCTGAACGTCCTCAAGCAGGGTCTCAACGAGGAGATCGACAGCATGATCCGTGGCATCGCCAACGGCATGGTGCCAGCATGAAGATCGTGTACGGGACGGGAAAAACATCCCTGATGGTCGGCGTCGACAGGATGGGTTCCGGGCACGCGCCGTTCATCGGCTTTGTCGATGCTGATGTCATCAAGGACCGCGACGGTTTCAACGGCGGCAAGATGGCAGTCGATGAAATTGCTGCTGTTGTTGAGGCCAGCGGTGGCGTCATGGTCTACATCGAAAACAGGGAAGCAGCAGAGACCATGATGCAGATGCTGATGGTGGTGTTCAGCAATGCCTCTGAGATCGACTGGAATGAAAACGAGGGGGTGATGCAATGATCTGGAACCCGTGGAAAGAGATCAAGCGGCTGCGCGTGGCACTGGCCGCCAACATTGAGCTGGCGGAATGGCTCCTTGGTGAAGACAAACGCATGCACGCGGCCCTGCGCGACATCGAGGCGCTGGAGACGCCGAAGTGCAGCCGTGGCGTCCAGAAGGCAGTCAACATCGCGCGGGAGGCGCTGGGGAAATGATCAGAGAGGAATGGACCATGATCCTGCTGATCGTCGTCATCGTCGTTTGGGTGTTCTGATGT